GCGGGCAACAGGAAGACGTGGACGTGGGCGGGGTGGGTGAAGGGCGTTGCAACTTCAGAAAATCCACACCTGTTTACTTGTACAACCGGAGCAACTGACGCAACGTATTTCCGTCTTTGGTTTGTAAGCGACAGCATCCGTGTTTCTAACTACAACAACAACCTTAGGCAGACATCTGCCGTCTATAGAGATCCTAGCGCTTGGTATCACATCGTCTTAGCCGTAGATACCACACAAGCAACTGCGGCAAATCGAATCAAGCTATACGTTAACGGATCTGAGGTTACGGCTTTTTCGTCTTCGGCAAATCCAAATCAAAACGACGACCTTGGTATTAACCAGACAGCGGCACATTCGATAGGTGCAACATCTGCTGGAACTGCCACATTATCTGGCTACCTCGCCGACGTCCACTTCATCGACGGCCAAGCCCTAGACCCCAGCAGCTTCACAGAAGTCAGTGCCACTACTGGGCAACTGATTCCTAAGGCTTACACCGGCAGCTTTGGTACAAATGGATTCTGGCTGAAGTTCTCCGATAACTCAGCCGCTACTGCCACCACCCTTGGCAAGGATTACAGCGGGAATTCCAATAACTGGACGCCCAATAACCTCAGTGTCACCGCTGGTGCAGGCAACGATTCGCTCGTAGACACCCCGACTTCTTACGGCACCGATGACGGGCTGGGGGGAAGTGTGAGGGGAAACTACTGCACTTGGAATCCGCTAACAGGTGCGATCACCCTGACCAACGGCAACCTTGACGGCAATAGCACGGGAGGGGCATGGCGGGGTGCAACCGGCACTGCAGGAGTTCTCAGCGGTAAGTGGTACTGGGAATCAACAATACAGAGCACTGATTCTGGAAACTACTACGGTGAGTTTGGCTTTATCAAAACAACGGACATTACGGGGGCAATTACTTTTCCATCCGGCATGAACGGAATTGTCTATTACGCCAGGAATGGCAGAAAGATTAGCGGTGGCACGTCTGTTGTTACATCTTCTTCTGGCGCAACAACTGGCGACGTTGTGCAGGTAGCTGTTGACCTTGATGCAGGCAAAATTTGGTTTGGTGTTAATAACACTTGGATCGACAGCGGCAATCCTGCTTCTGGCACTAATGCCGCTTATACCGGGTTAAGCGGAACGTATTTGCCGACGATTGGCGTGCTTGATGGCGGCAAGTGCAATACCAACTGGGGTGCTCGCCCCTTCGCCTACACCGCCCCCAGCGGCTTCAAGGCGCTGTGCGATACCAACCTGCCCGCCCCAGTAGTCGCCAAGCCTTCGACGGCGATGGATGCGTTGCTATACACAGGCAATGGCAGCACGCAGACGATCAGTGGGTTGGGGTTCTCGCCGGATTTGGTGTGGATTAAAAGCAGAAACTACGCCTATAGCCACAGGCTTTTTGATGCTGTTCGTGGAGCAAGCAAAAGACTTCGGTCAGACCTTACCAGCGTCGAGGACGAGCCGACCGATGAGGTGACTGCACTTAACTCAAACGGTTTCAGCATTGGAGCTAATTCGGGTGTCAACAACAGCTCCGGTACTTACGTCGCCTGGACCTGGGACGCCGGCAGCTCAACAGTCACCAACACACAAGGCTCCATCACTTCTCAGGTGAGGGCGAATGCTAGTGCGGGGTTCTCGATTGTTACTTATACAGGGAGCGGCACTTCTGGCTCCACCGTGGGACATGGATTAAATGTCGCCCCACCTCTTGTAATTGCCAAGAGCCGTTCAGCCACGGACAGCTGGATTGTTTACACCAACATTATTGATGGCAGCAATGATTATTTGGTTCTGAACAGCACAGCGGCAAAAGTTGATTCGTCCCATTCGTCTCCTACTTCAACCGTCTTTAACCCAAGCCTGACGATGGGGCCGGGTGTTACGTGCGTGGCTTACTGCTTCGCCCCAGTATCCGGGTACTCTTCTTTCGGCAGCTACACCGGCAATAGCAGCACAGATGGGCCGTTTGTGTTCTGTAATTTCCGCCCGAGGTGGATTTTGATAAAGCAAGCTACGTCTAGCGGAGATGGGTGGCATATTTATGATGCTCAGCGAATTGGATACAATCCAACTAACCTGTATTTGTGGGCCAATGGGTCCAATGAAGAGCAGACATCCGGCAACTTTGACCTTCTTAGCAATGGCTTCAAACTAAGGACAACAGCAAGTGCTTTGAATTACACGGGCTATACCTACATCTACGCCGCCTTCGCCGAATCACCGTTCCAATACGCCCGCGCCAGGTGAGTAGTGAACACAACTTCTTAAGCCCTTTAAACTAATATCAAAACACTCAAACCCATGTTCATTCTTCAAAACACTCCTTTAAGCCCTGACGTATCTTTTATTGATATCAATGGTATTCAACGACCATCAAATTGGTTGAGGTTAGCTTCTGTTGAAGAGCGTCTTGAAGCTGGTGTAACAGAAATTCCAGATCCTATTCCGTATGACCAAAGGTTTTATTGGGGAAGGAACGCAGATGGTAGTTTGATTCCTAAAGATCCCGATCAATTACGGGAACTTTGGAAAACTCAAACCAGGACTACAGCAGGTACTTTGCTAGCTCCTACTGATTGGTATGTAGTACGTGAATTGGATAACGGTACTGTTTGTCCAAGTGATATTAAACAGTGGCGACAGAACGTTAGGACTAGTTGTGAATTTAAGATTTCAGAACTTGAAAAACTTTTAACAACTGATTCTTTAGCTGCTTATATTACAGGTACAGAGTATCCTATTTGGCCTGTTTTAAATGAAACCCAAGAAGAGTCCAACGGGAGCGGTGAGGCTTCCATCGAAACCCAAACAAACGACGCAGGGATCATCTAAAAACAGTAAACCTAAGAAGAGTAAAAAGGCTTATCGAGGTCAAGGACGTTAAAAACGTTAAAAACCTGTAATTCTGTTTGCAGCCTGGGTTAGTAGCCTGGGCTGTCTTTGTTGTTAACGTTTTTAAAGAGTTACTTTTTAACTATGCCGTTTAGTTCTGAAAAGCAAATGCGGTTTATGTATTCTCAACATCCTGAGATTGCTAAACGATGGTCTAAAGAAGCTAAATCTGCAGGTAAGCCACAAATTCAAAAGGGTGGCAAGATGAAAAGAGGTTATAAAACCAAGTAAAGCTATGGCTCCTAAGGTCACGTCTTCTAGTAATAGGTCTAAGAGATCATCTACTAAACCAGTCACAAAGGGTCAGTACCCTCAACGGCAAAACAGGCAATCTGTTAGCCAAGCAAACGTAACTAGGAGTGGTGATCCTCGTCCTGCTGGTGCTCCTCCTGCAAAAGTTACTAGCAGCGTAGATCGGCCTAAGCCTTCTGGACTCAGCATTGTTAAAGATGCAATGAGTATGTTGGCTAATTTGCGTCGTGCTACTCCAGCTGGTGCAGCTTATGAAGTCATGAGGCCACGTCCTACGGCTTCTGGAACGTTACCAGCCTCTGAGAGCCGTCGAGTAGCCGCTCAACGTGATCAAGGAGCTGAATTTAGCCGTCAAGAACGTGTAGCACGTCAAGGTAACAAGGGACGTGAGAACAGCACGTTTGATGATGCGTTTGCGGCGGCTCGTAAAGCTGGCGTTGAAACGTTCAGCTGGAGAGGCCGTAAGTACAACACCAAGATGAAAGGGGAGAAGTGATCATGGCTAAAGGACCCTGTTGGAAAGGTTACGAAATGGTTGGTACTAAGAAGAAAGGTACCAAGACTGTTCCTAATTGCGTACCTAAGAAATGAAAGGTAAAAGCGGTTATGGGATGAAGAAATCTGGGACTACCAAAATTGCTGGTGGTCCTAGTTTTCAAATTCGTCCTGCTGACGATGATCCGTCAATGAGCAACGAAGAGTGGCAATCAGAGCGGTTAGCAACAAAACAGTTCCTCCGTAAAACACCTGAAGGACAAAGAATGCTTCAACGAGCCAAACAACTTCAGCAACGTTTAAAGGGTGTGTAGTAATGGATCCTTCGTTTCTTCTTTCCCTTGTTCTAGGTGCTGCCAGTGTCGGTGGTGGTGTATTTGCTTGGTCTCACAAAAGGCATATGGAGCTTGATCGCCGCATTGATACGGTTGAGATGACGATTCACAAAGAGTTTGTTAGAAAGGACGAGCTCATGCCGATGATGGATCGGATCGATAAACAGATCCAACACATCGACGAAAAACTCGACCGGATTTTGTTAAATGGCCGACATCTCACTTCGTGACGTAGCCAAGTATTACAACAATCAAGAACATCAAAACTTTGCTTTGGACTTCCTGCAGGATCAGATTCCTCCAGGGACCTTGGCAAAGTTTTCCGATTTATGGAGATCAGGTCCTAAGAACAATATCCCTAGTAACGGCTCGTGGGATGGTGTAGAGCAACTTGCTCGTGAAGCTGGGTCAAAGTTTCCAGAACTAGTAGCTGCTCAGTGGGCACTTGAAAGTAATTGGGGTAAACACACATCAGGCGTTCATAATTACTTTGGACTTAAAGGTGCTGGTAAGTCTGTAGAAACAACGGAGTATGTCAATGGGGTACCTATTTCTGTTCGTGACGGGTTTCTTAATTTCTCTTCTCTTAAAGAGTGCGTTACATACCTCGTTGAGCGGTGGTACAAAGATTACAAGCAATACAAAGGAGTAAATAACGCTAAAACAGTTACATCAGCAGCTCAACAACTTCAAGCGCAAGGATACGCTACTGATCCTCGGTATGGGAATAAGTTAATTTCTATCGTTAATCGTCAAACTAATAAACCTCAAATACAACAAACAGGTGTGTTATTAAAAGTGCCGTATGAATACCAATTAGATAACGGTCCTAATGGTTATCGAGAGTGTTTTAGTTCTAGTTGTGCAATGGTTGCTGATTATTACGGCAAGGTAAAAACAGATAACGAGTACAACAAAATTCGTGCTCGGTATGGTGATTCAACTTCTGCCGATGCTCAGCTTAAAACCCTCAGACACCTTGGATTAGACGCTAAATTCATCCAGAATGGCTTCCCAGAGCTCCTCAGACGCGAGTTAGAGGCTGGTCGGCCTGTAGTAGCCGGTTGGCTACACAAGGGCCTTGTAGGGGCTCCTAGTGGCTCTGGGCACTATAGTGTCGTCATTGGCTTTACAGAAGGTGCTTGGATACATCACGACCCTAACGGTGAGGCCGACATGGTCCGTGGTGGCTACGTCAATCACTCAAAAGGTGAAGGGGTTGCTTATAGCCAAAAGAATTGGAACAAAAGGTGGCTTGTTGAAGGTCCTAACTCTGGTTGGGCTATTTTGATCAAGAACCCTAGCTAGGTATCTTTATGGACTTTTCTAATCCTTCAGTACAAGCCGCTTTCTGGCTTAGTGCTTTTGCAGCTTCTGAACTAATTGCTGTTTCTAGTCTTAAAGAAAACAGCCTCGTACAATTGGGGTTGAAACTATTCCGTGTAATTTATGGCAGCCGCTCCAAAAAAGTCTCTAAATAAGACTGATGGTCTTGCCTCAGAAGATGATCTTTATAGTCTTCACCGTTTGGTGGCTACCAAATTGATTGATCAACTCAATCGTGATGACGTAAAAGCTTCTGACTTGGCTAACGCTATTAAGTTCCTGAAAGACCAAGGTATCACTGCTCTTAACGGTGGTGATATGTCGGCTATCTCTGAGATGATTTCTTCTCTCCCAGAAGTCGATATCAAGAAAGTTCGGTCTTATATTGGTGCTTAGGAATTAAACCCTCCTATATGTACCAAGCAGAGCCCTCGGTATGGTGATTCATTCGCCATCCGGGGGCTTTGTCTATTTGACACCAGAGGCTGCTATGGCAAATCTTCAAGCCCTCCAGCGTCGTGAAGCAGTTAAACAGTGGAGACAATCAATTAAAGATGCGTTTGATTGTCAATGTGCGTACTGTGGTGCCAAAGATGAAGAGCTAACACTGGACCATATCCATCCCAAAACTAAAGGTGGAGAAGATTTAGCCACCAACATTGTTCCTGCGTGTCGGAAGTGCAACCACGAAAAGGGTAGTTCTAACTGGAAAACTTGGTTTAAACAGCGTCCTGAGTATTGTGAAAGGCGCGAACGAGTTATTGACCAATGGATGAACTACCTCCTATGCCCTGCTTCGAGTTATCCATAGAACAGCAGTTACGGCTTGAACAGGTACGACGGGACATTCCAAACGCTTCTCGGGAAGACCTAGAGAAGATGCTGTTTGAGTTCTTAAAAATGACTGTGATCCTGCAGAATAACTTGAGCCAAATGTTCAAGTGGGCCGTCAATGCCAAGATCAAGCAAACAGACTGAACAGATTATTAAGGAAGCTGCAGAGTCGTTTCCTGTATTTGCAACCTATCTCTGGGACTACCTAAAGCTTCCTAGCCCTACTCCTGTTCAGTACCAAGTTGCTGACTACCTACAAAACGGCCCTAAACGACGCATCATCATGGCGTATCGGGGTTGCGGTAAATCGTTCCTAACAGCCGGTTATGTGCTGTGGAGATTACGTAGGGATCCAAACTGTAAAGTGCTTGTGATCTCAGCAGCTCAAGACCGTGCAGATGCGTTCAGTGTCTTTTGCCATGACCTTCTTCGTAACTGGTTCATGGTCAAAGATCTTTTCCCAAGCGATACTCAGCGATTCTCAAAAGTTGCATTCGATGTTTACGGTGCAAAACCTGACCAGTCGCCTTCAGTTCGATCTAGTGGGATCTTCGGACAAATTACCGGCTCTCGTGCCGACCTTATCGTTGCAGACGACGTTGAAACTCCACAGTCTTGTGAGACCCAACTAATACGAGACAAACTTCGGGAATCGATTAAAGAGTTTGACTCAGTAATTAAACCGGGCGGGGAGATCGTGTTTCTTGGTACTCCCCATACTCAAGACAGTGTTTACGCAAAACTTGAGGTTTCTGGTTACTCCGTCAGGATCTGGCCTGCTCTATATCCCACTGGTAAAAAGCTTAAAAGCTATTACGGCAATCGTCTAGCACCCAAGATTCAAAGTGATCTAGACGATGACCCAGGACTTGCTGGACATCCTGTAGACCCCAAACGTTTTGATTGGGCTGAACTAGAAGCACGTCAGATCTCTATTGGACGTTCAACGTTTAACCTTCAGTTCCTTCTGGATATCAGTCTGAGTGATGAGGAAAAGTTTCCTCTCAAACTCAGAGACCTTTGTGTGTTCCGTCTTAACCGTGAAAACGGTCCTAATAAGGTCGTGTGGCTTGCAAATGGAGATAAAGCCCTAGACCTTCCATCGGTTGGGCTTCATGGTGACCTTTTCTACAAACCGGCTCAGATAGGGGATGAATTTCTCGAATACACCGGGGTGGTCATGGCCGTTGACCCTTCTGGACGCGGTAGCGACGAGCTTGGCTACGCGATAGTTAGTTACTTGAACGGTAACCTTTTCCTCCTCGCTAGCGGTGGTCTTCGGGGTGGTTACAGCGAACCGAACCTCAAAAAGCTTGCTCTCCTCGCAAAAGAGTTCAAGGTCAAGCAAATACTTGTTGAAAGTAACCTCGGCCTCGGGATGTTCTCTGAGCTTCTCAAGAGATACCTCGGCACGATTTATCCCTGCAGCGTTGAAGAGGTTCGACACACAAAGCAAAAGGAACTCCGCATCATCGAAACCCTTGAGCCTGTCCTTAACCAACACCGGCTCATGGTTGACACTGACGTAATCCTTAATGATCTCGCCTCTACGGAAACATACCCAAGCGAAGTCAGAAGCCAATATCAACTCTTCTTTCAACTCACGAGGATTACCAAAGAGAAAAACAGTCTCAGGCACGATGACAGGCTCGACAGCCTTGCAATGGCTGTTCAGTACTTTACGGAATCGATGGCTGTTACCGAACAAAAGGCTATCGCTGCTCGGGAAGCAGAACAGTGGGAACTGGAACGGAAGTTTATCCAAGGAGATGGTGGTGTCAAGATCGATGCCCTTGGTTACGCCACATCCCTAGAAGACCTTCAAAAAGCCCTCTACGCCACTTCAGGAACCTCTAACTGGTTGGACTCGTAGAAGGCCCTAGAAGGCCCTTAAACACCGTTTGACTACCCTGACACCTAAAACAGCTTAGAGGGGCCTTCCTGGGGCTTCTAGAGGCTTCTCAGAGCTGTTCTGATTTAGAGGGGGTAGAGCTAGTGTCGCTTTTACCCCTTAGCCTTGGTAAGGTTAACCCCGTGCCTGTGTATTCTGACAGCCCTCGCTAATCGCTCCGCTAGCCGCTACCCCTCAGAATGGTTACGCTCTTAGACCCTCTTGACAAGGGTGCTTAGAGTGAATATTAAAGAGCTTTTAAAGAGACCCTTTTAAAGAGGTCTTTTACGGTAGTAAAGGTAAATAACTTTTTGTTATAAGGTATTACGCTGTCTTATACAGGTATTAAGAAGACTTCTTCTGCTGCCATTTAAAGAGCCTCTTAAACAGCCAGTGTGGTACTGTCTATGGGCTGTTTAAAAGCTCTTAAAGCCATGCCTAGTGTCAAGCTGATTACGGTGAC